AGCATATACAAGAGGGTTTTTTGAAAGTGCAGATGGGATAAGGAGAGTCCATGTAGATAGAAAGTGCAAAGATTTGATAGAAGATTTTGAGGAGTACAGGTATCCTGAAAGCGAAGATGGGAAACCAATAAAAGAAGAACCATTAAAAGATGGTACCCATGATCACGGAAATGATGCTTTCAGATATTTTATTATTAATAGGTTTCCTATGAGGAATAACGAAATGAAGAGGATTCAAAGATGATTCAAAGAGTATTAAAAGATAAATTACTAGAAACTAAGCTAATGATCTCTCATGCTAGGAGAAATGAAATAAGAAAGCATTTAGATTATTACTCTGGAGTTTCTGTAGAGCAATATATAACCAATTACTTTAGTGGGGATGCTTTTAGAGAGATACCACCAAGTGTAACCAACTTTACTAGAAAATTTATCAATAAGATAAGCCGTATCTATAGTTTAGGAGCAAAAAGAAACGTAGGTGATGCTACAGAACGCTATGAGCAGTTAATACCAACTAAAAATGTTCGTATGAAGCACTCAGAAAGAATGACTAGACTTTTAGGTACTGTTGCTAACAGAGTTCATTGGAAAGATGGTTATTTTGACTATAGACCTATCTATTACTTTGAGGTTTACTTTGATGACGACCCATTTGTGCCTAGTTCTATAGTGTATCCATTGCTAAATAACACAGCAGACCTATCCAACACAGATAATATGCAATGGGAGTACTGGGATAGTGAAAAATATGGACTAATGGATGAAGAAGGTAAGATGTTAAGTGAAATACCTAATCCTTATGGCATTATTCCTTTTGTTTTTACCCATAGAGAAGATCAGATAGACTCTTTTTTTGTTGAAGGTGCTTCTGACATTATAAACTGTAATGAACAAGTAAATATAGCTCTTACTGAGATGAATTTAGGTATGAGGTTTAATATGTTTGGTCAGCCGTGGGTTACAGGTCTTAGAGCAGATCAAAGTATGCTAAGAGCAGGCTCCAACACAATACTAGATATGGGTGAAGATGGTGCTTATAATATAACAAGTCCATCAGGCAATATTATGGAAGCTATAGAGAATATAAAGTTTCAAATGGAACTTGTGGCTATCAATAACCACCTATGGATACAGTTTGCTGAGTCTGGTGGTGAAGTTCCTAGTGGAATATCACTAATGATTAAGGATATGGAGAGAAAAGAAGATTATTATGATGATATTGCTCTTTGGAGAATGTATGAGCAAGATTTTTACAATGTTGAGCGTGTAATAGCAGGATACAATGGGATAAACTTGCCAGAACAATTTGGAGTGGACTTTGAAGAGATTGATTACCCTAAGACAGTACAGGATCAGATACTAAAAGATCAGTTTGACATTCAAAACAATCTAACTACTAGGGCAAAAATAATGGTTCGTGACAATAAAGACCTTACAGTTGAACAAGCACAATCTATTATCAACGAAAACAAATCTGTAAATGATGTAGAAAATCCACAGCAAGCAAATGAAAATTAAAGTATTAACTACTTTTAGTTTTAATAAACTTGCAAAGCAGATGCCTAATATAATCAATGACTATCTAAGTGGATATGCAAAAGATACAGTAAAAGGTACACGAAACAATATAGACAGAGGCATTGGAGCAGATGGAAAAAGACTAAAGCTAGGTAAGACTTCTTATCGTGCAGGTGAACAAGCTCTTTTTAATACTGGAGAAATGTACAACAGCTTAAAAAGTGGCAAAAACACTCTTACTATAAAAAAGTATGGTTATGGTCATAATCAAGGTGATTTTCCAACAGTTTCAGGAACTAATGTAAGAAACTTTATAGGTACCACTGAAGAGAACAAGCAAAAAATAGACAAAAAGTTTATTCAAGACGTAAATAAAGCACTAAAAAAATAATAAACATTGTATTAAAGATCATACTCAAGTTATATTAGAGTATGAATAGAATAGAAGATCATTTATTACGCTTATTGCTTGAATGTTTATCTGCTCAGGAGTCATCAATAGAGGCTCTTAATAAAAAACTAGAAAGATTGCAGGAGCTATCCCTAATGAATAATGATTTGTTGGGGTTCTTAGCTAAGAACGCATCTGATACACCATTAGTAAACTTTGATATATCTTTTAGTCAGGAATTATGGGAAGAGTTGGTAAAACATTCAGCAGAACTAGAACAATGGGGAAAAGCATAAATTGAAGAAGTTTAAGCTCATAAACTGTATATGTATGAACTGTCAATGGGTATGGGAAGTATTAGCTGTTGAAGTTGATAAGGATCAGGAGTGTCCTGAATGTAAGTCTTATGATGTTAAGACCTTTAAGAAGCAATATTGAGTGCTTTTTCTCTTTTTATTATTTGTTCCTGCCAAGCCTTTCTTTGTGCTGGGGTTTGTCTACCCATTTTTGGCTTACCAATACCTACGGCTTTCGCTCTCTGCCTCCAACGTCTAGCCTCTCTACGCTTTTTATTTTTCCTGTCTGCTTTCTTTTGTTGAGTAGATAACTCTTTTTTGGTGGGTGGTTTCTCTGGAATCACAGGTCGCTGAGGCAAAGCCTCTACATCTTCATAATCAGCTTCTAAAACCTCAACCTCTTCCATATCTGATGCTTGAGAGCTAAGGAACTTTTCAAAAGGACTTTGATGGTTGTTTACCTCAACTCGTTTAATAAGCTTACCTGAGTGTTCTAAAACTAATCTACCAGCCTGCACATTACCAGCCTCAGCCTCACGAACCATACTGTTAAGCACAGTTGGCAACCTAGAACCAAATACAACCATATACTTCTGATAAAACACCTCTACAAACTCAGGGTCTTTTAACCAGTTATGTACAGTAGCTCTAGTAACCCCTGCTTTCTCTGCAACATCTGTTATTTTAGCCTCTGGATCATTAACAAGAAGGTCTATGGCAATAACCATAGATGGCTTGATCTTTGATGGTATATTAACGCTCATTATAGTATATTATACGGAACTTTTTACTTTTATACAAGGTTTTATGGACTTTCTTTTGGACTTTTTTACGGAACGGACTGTAGGACTTTGTTTTTATTTATTTTATGGGGAATGCGTGTTATTCAAACGCTCATAACGCTCATACGCCCTACCCCAGTAAGTAGTCAAAAGACCTATACGCCATTACTACTCAAGCAAAATTTAATGATTTTTTAACTTGCTTTAAGGCTAGACAGTCTAATTATTTTTTTAATATATTTACATTTTTTCCTTGACATGAGGGTGATATTTTCGCATACAATTTAAAGTCCAATCATTAAAATATTTTATTACTCCTATATATATATAAATAGTAATTGCCTAGTATGATTCAGGTTTAAATCATACTAAACAATTAAATAGATAAATCTATTTGACATTTAATTAATTAATGTTACTTTCCAATATTACTTAACTAATTAACATAAGGATTTAATATGAATGATTTACTAAATATATTAGAATTAAGATTTCAAACTTACCAAGATGAAATTGAAAAACTAGAGGAAAAAATGTGGGAAATTGAAGACGAACAAAAGAAGTTTGATTATTGGACTACTAAAGCCGAAAACAAATATTTTAAGCTAGAGAATAAAATATATAAGCTTGAAATTAAACAAGGCAAGGTTCAAGATAAAATTGATAACATACATAATAAGCTTGGAATAAGCTATTAAATAAAAGGTAAGGTAAATTGATGTTAAATTATTACGATATAATCGATTTAAAAATGATTCTAAAAGATAAGATAAAAAAATTAGAAAAAAGATACGATAAACAAGAGTCTCTTGAAATGTACGAAACTTGCAAGAGAATTAATTCTAATTTAATGACATATCAATCAATTTTAGACAAACTTAAAAAAATGCAACTTAAAATATACTTAGGAAATAAATAACATGGAAAATTTTTTAATTACAGATCAAAACCTAGAACTTTTAGGTAAAATTAATTTATCAAATAATATGATGACTTGGGAAAGTGAATTAAAAACCTTTTTTAATGATCTAATGAATGATACTAGAAACTTTGATACCTTAGAAAAATTTGGAATATTATTCCCAAGGTTTAGAAATAAAATAAAAAATATTGATATTTGGAATAAAAGAGAGATTGACATTCAATTTCACGCATTAACAAAAGGAAATATGACTTTGACTATTTTAGGCGACGATGGTTCTATTGTTTTTGAAATAATCCATTTCAATAATATACTAGACTTAAACAAATTAAATAACAATATATAAAAATAAAGAGGAAATACTATGCAATTAATTACGCAAAATAGCAAACTTAAAAAAACATCAAAGTATTTTGATAAAAAGGTATTCAATTTTGGAATACCGGCTTATAAAAATAAAGATAAAGAAAAAATCTGTATCTTTGCAGATACTTGCATAAAATTTTGTTACGCTCAAAAAGGTGCATACTCTTGGAGCAATGTCAAACCAGCTTTTGAAAAAAGGTATCAAATTTCTAAAACTGATCAATTTGTATCTTTAATGAATGAAGAAATTAAAAAGAAAAAAGTTGATTTTCTTAGGGTTCACGATTCCGGCGACTACTACTCAAAAGAGTACTTACAAAAATGGTTTTCAATTGCTAAAGATAATCCTAAAGTAAAATTTTATTCATACACTAACAATGTAAACCAGATCAAAAAAGCTTATGAGAAAAATGAAGTTCCTAAAAATTATGATTTTATTTTCTCAGATTCCGGAAAACAAAGAAAACTAATAAACAAAAAAACTGATAGGCACACTAAAATATTTAAATCATTAGAAGACCTAAAAAAAGAAGGGTATAAAGATTCTAGTAACTACGATCTTTACGCTACAAAATGGTATAATCGATCTAAAAAAGTTGGTTTGATATTTCATTAAGTTAAGTAAATAAAAATCCATTAAAGCCCGTTTTTTACGGGCTTTTTTGGGTATAAGACTAAATAAACAAGGAATTAAATAAAATGTTAATTACATTAATAGAACTGCTTTTGATGTGTTTAGGGTTTTTACTCTTTAGATACATAGGTTTGAAAATATTCAAATAAACATTAAAGCCCCTTTTTGGGGCTTTTTTGTTTTCTAGATTG